TGAGGCATCAATTCAAAAGAGGCATTGCACATTTTTTCTGATTGTGCTTTGATATCATAAATGGTACCGTCGTATTTGGTATTGAAAAATTCTTTGCGACGGGCGATTTTGATATTGAAATTAGGGTCATTCAAGGTCGGATATAAAAAATCATAGGTGGTGTCTGGATTGGCCAATTCTTCGTTGTATTCGGATTCTTCGTGAGATGTAAAACGTTTCGAATCACCAAGACACCCCGCAGGGGTGTCAGGTTGGGAGCAGTAGGCTCCCATACTACGTGATTCTGTACGTTTTACTCCATAAGGAACGGTGGAGCCCTGACCAATAACATTATGGGGTGCATCTTCTATATTGATTTCTTCTAATGGAGCATCCGATGGAACATCAATCGGTTCTTCGAATTTTTCGGTAATTTTAATACGGCGTTTTATTCCCGGTCGTACTTCTTCGCATTCGCCGGTTTTATTGTTAAGACGGGTTCCATTTGGGCAACGTCGAGTCTTATTTTTTACGGACTTTATAGCCACGGGTTCTTGGGCCACAACGGGTTCTTGTGCGACCACTGGTTCTTGGGCCACAACGGGTTCTTGGGCCACAACGGGTTCTTGTGCGACCACTGGTTCTTGGGCCACAACGGGTTCTTGAACCACAACGGGTTCTTGTGCGACCACTGGTTCGCAAATGCCCGTTTTTGGGTTTTTTCTAGTTCCGTTAGGACAACGGGGATTTCTTTTTTTTGTATCCATAAATAAAATAATATACAATACATGCATATTATATTACTTGAAAACCAACGGGCGCTACTAATGACATAGCACATATTTCTGTATACAGTGATATATGTTGGTTATCATGCGTTTTTTTTCTAAATTATAAGGCCGTATGACATTGATACAGTCATCGTATTTTTTCCATTCCATTTTGCTTACCTCTGACGACTCAAACTTCGTCGAAATCAATGAATCTTCATAGTCCATATACATGAGGTAATATTTATGTTTATATGACTTGTAATTGGAACCAGTGAATATTTCTTCGTATGGAAAAATATTTTGTATGTTTTTAAGATGCTCGGGAGAATAGCCGGTTTCTTCGCAAAATTCACGTATAGCACACTCGTAATCTTTTTCCTGATAATTTCGCCGGCCTTTGGGAAATCCCCATTCAGGTTCGTCCCATATTTCAATTGCATCACATTCATCAATCATGGAACATAAGGTAAAAAATATGTCTTTGTTAAGAATGCCCGAAAAAAGGAGGTCGTATTTTTCCTTGGAAGAAATTTCCTCAGTTTTGTATTTATTTACTGCGGTATTTTCTCCCCATAGATTTTTCCATAATTTATCAAAATCTCCTTCTCTCAATAAGGCACGTTCTTTGACGGTCATTTGTTTCAGCATGTTCATGATGTAATTTTTATTTTGCACCAAATATTTTCCCCGCATGAAATCGATGTAACCTAAAGTATCCTTACGTCTTATCATAAGAAATTCTGGTTCTTTTTCGGCTATATATCTGAAAGTAACGATACCAAAACTGGTGATGGGTATTTTACATTGATTATAAATATGTCCGGGTTTCCCACAATTGTTGCAATAAGTGTCGGGAGTAAAACATTTTCTAGATTCAACATCTAGGATTTCCTTTGCGAAGCTTGGAAATCCGTTGTTGAATGACATGTGGTAAAAATCTAATAAACATATCGATTTATATTTATATAGTTTATCATAATCATGAAATATGACGCTGATATTTGGGGACCCCATTATTGGTTTTTTCTGCATACGGTTGCCCATTCTTATCCCGAATTTCCGAATGCAGTTACCAAACGCAAATATTACGATTTAATCCATAATATGCCCTTATTTATTCCCGAGGCGAAAATCGGCGACCGGTTTGCCGAGATGTTGGACAAATATCCTGTAACACCTTATTTGGACAACCCCGAATCGTTCATTCGTTGGACCCATTTTATTCACAACAAGTTCAATGTAATGTTAGGTAAGGAAGAAATATCATATTTAGCGAGTTTGGACGATTATGCCGCACAATATAAAGCGAAACCGGTGGTATTATCCGAAAAATTACATATTAGTAAACATTACATTTATATTGCGCTCACGTTAATCTTGTGTTTTTTCATTTATGTTTACTATTGATAAAAATATATTCATATTATAAACATACCATAAAAATAATATTACATGAGATTTGAAATCATTATTTTTATTATTGCCGCGGGTGTAATAGCAAATATATACACCGAGGGCAAATTTTTGAAAACGGCTCTCTCCTATAAAAAATATTATCAAATGGCGGGTGTTCTGGTCGGGGCTTTTGTTCTTTATTGGCTCATACGAAAAAATCCCGACCAAGCCCGCAATATATTGGTATCTTCCAATGAATATATCAAGTATTTACCGGTGGATAGAAATACCACGAGTATGATAGCGCCTATTTTGGATTTTACGGCGCGCCAAAGTGCGGGGTCAGACCAACAAATGCACGGAGGATACAATCATCCCATATTATCTATGGAAAACAATCGACGGGACGCACAAGCAGAACAACGTATTATGAATTCGGGTAAACGCACAACGAAACGGTCTGTCAGTGAAACGAAAAAGAAATTTGTGGCGGCGAGACAAAACTGGAAATGCGAAAATTGCAAAAAACAATTACCAGCATGGTTCGAGGTGGACCACAAAATCAGATTGGATAGCGGCGGAAGCAATCATATTGACAATTTAGTCGCTTTATGTCGTGATTGTCACGGAGAAAAAACAGCGATAGAAAATTTATAGGTATACTATAATCATATAACTATACAATGTCAACACACCCAGAAGAAAAAAAATCATTTATAGGAGATATATTACCCCAAATAATAAAATATATCACAGGAACTTACGATAGCATTAAAAATGGTATCAATGAAAATGTTAAAGATATTGCAGACCGACGTTTTCAAATCAAATTAGATGACCATGAACATCAAGAGAACATCATGAAGCAATTGAAAAAAACAGGTATATTTTTAGGATTTATATTGTTCTCATTTTTCTTTATTTTATATGTGGCTACAGATCCGAGTGCACTTTCAAAGAATACGTATTTATATACATTTATTATCATTATACCCATCGTAGCGGGTCTTTATGCTAGCACACAATTTACCAAAGAGGGTGAAGGTGGGTCATTGACTAAGATAATTATGTTAAGCTTTGCACTTATGTTGTTTGCAGTATTTGCTTATATATATTCAACAGCATCGTCGTCTACATTAACCCTTTTGAATTATTTTTTTTATGTAATCCTGTTTTTTATCATTATTGTCGGAATGGCGTTATTCTATTTTGTATTTAGTAATTATTTGAAGAAGCAGACGGGCACATTAGGTTACATGATTAATTTGATATTTTATATTCCATGTTTGTTCGGTGATTTCGTCAAATATTTGAAGAACCAGATTGGTATTACTCCAAATATTTCTTATGTTCTCTTTGTGATAGAAATTATTCTTATATTGATGTATTTTTATGTGCCAATATTGATGCGAACCGTAATCACAAGTAATAGCAGTGTATTATTGAATGACCCTATCTTTTTGAATAACGAGATGACCATTGCTAGTGGAGATTTTTTCTTATTAAAACCAAATGAGAATCTTGCTTCAGGAATTTTATTTTCAAGGTCATTAAAAAAAACAACATATCGAGATAGCAATTATGCGGTGTCATTTTGGGTATTTTTGAACCCTGGGTCGTCGAGTGATGATAGATACCATAATGCCCATAGTATATTTAATTATTCGAGTGACTCATTATACAAGGTTGGAAAACCATCAGTGAAGTTTCAAAACGACGGTCATACACATAAAAGCAAATACATTATTACATTTACCGATAATCCAAATGCTATGACTGAACCGTATGAATTGACGTTACCTCACCAAAAATGGCATTATTTTGTATTTAATTATTTTGACAGTAAGGCCGATTTATTTATTAATGGTATTTTAGAGAGAACCTTTGTATTCGATGGAATAAACAATACGCCAAACAGTGGCACACCATCGGATAATATAACTGTTGGACAAATCGGTGGATTGAATGGAGCAATATGCAATGTGAATTATTATACGGATGTATTACCGAAGACGCAAATCGCGAATTATTACAACATATTGATGAAT